GTCACTGCCCCTGCCGAGCGACACGTTGCTCACCACATCCATGTTGACGTTCCAAACGTCCGGCTGCATCGGCACAAACTTATTGCGCAGACGGATCATTCGAGGCTTGTCTTGGTATTGCACAATGAGCTTCAGCAAGCCCTTGTAGAGCCTTGTCATGCCGTTTTCGGCGAACAGCCTGGTGATCATCTCAATGCGCTGTTGCGCGGCTGCAATCGTCTGCTGGACAGCCATGAGCGTGCTCGATTGCAGTTGCTCTGGCGCCAGGCCGTCAGCCGCTTTCGAAATCCCAGTGCGGTTCTCGCGCATCTGATCGAGGTAGTCCATCATCGGGAAAGCTTGCTGGCCAACGTAAGGCAACGTGAAAGGGACGACGGCGCCGGGGTTGCGCATGCGGATGATGCCGCCCGCCTCAACGTTCATAACGTCTTCGAGTGAGGCTTGCCCCTCTACAATGCCGACTCTTGGATGAGTAGACATAGCAAGGCTATCAAGGCTTGCCCGTAGCACCGCTGACTTGATGCGCTGAATGTCCATCGTAAGATCCGCGATCGACATGCCAAAGAAAGCATGCGGCTCAGGATCAGGGCAAAAATAAGCGAAAGGAATATCGTCAGCGGGCTCGTTGCGCATGACTTCATAGTTCGGACCCATACAGCAAAGCTTGCGCAGCTCAGCAATGCCGTCTCCGTCAACATCGATTCGCATGTACGCTTCGACGTAAAGAACCCGGCGGCGTGCAGGATCATCAGAATAATCTCGATTCTCTTGCTGGCTCAGCATCCGCTCTCGAGCTTCAACGTTGAACAACGTAAAGTCATCGTCTTCGGTTTGGTAGTTATAGACTGTGTCGAAGTCATAACCCATTTCGACAAGCTCGCTGACGGTAGCGTAGCGGCGGTGCGCGATGAGATCCGCGTCCGCAAAGGAGCGAGCGTGACGCGAGACGAGAACCTCCTCGGGAGGCACCGCCGCTACTTTGACTTTTCCATTCACCTGACGATGAATGACTGAAACGTCATGTAGTATTTCCGGCTGCCCTGTTTGCGAATCGACCGGGTCGTTGCTCGCGCTTGCTAACATTCTGACCTCGATGTTGGGGTCGGCGTTCAACGCTGCAAGCGCCTGATCATCGAGTCTTTTTAGTTCGTAAGTTTTTACTTCCTCAATCTCGTCCCAATAGAATTTTAGAAAGCCGCTGCCTTTGACGAGCGCGTCTTTCATCGTTTGGTACATGATTGAGATGTAGCTTTCGTCTTGATCTTGGTTCAAAACATAATTGACATAGTCGGTGGCTTGCTTCGCCATCTCTATGTCTTCTGGCCCGCTCGGGGCGTACTCGACAACGTGGTCGCTGCCACAGAAGACGCGCATCAAGCTGGGCAGCATGGCTTGCACGGTGTCGCGCACGTCCATCGTCATCGCAGTTGAGCGCCCTTCTTGCTCGTTGCCGAATGGTTCGCCGTTGTAATACTCGGCGGCCTCGGCCCGGCCAGGGCTTACCGTGTTATCGATAAAATCAACTGCGTCCTCGATAGCTAAGCGGGCGATCGCGTTGATCTGCTCGTCGTCCATCTCGGGGTTTTCTGCGACGTATTGCTCGTCGTCATCGTAGTAATCTGATTCGCTCATAGTGGGCTCATGTCTAATAATGATTCGCCAACGAGCTGCGCACGGCGCGGGAGCTGGCCAAAGAGTGATGTGATGGGTTCAACAAGCGGCGCGGCAGGCGCTAACAAGCCGCCAAGAAACTGCAGTCCCTCATCGCTTATTTGCTGGCCGAGTTGCGTGCGTGGCTTGTAGTCCATTGCTTTGAGGCGAGCCTGACTAGCACGATCAATTTGGCTGGTGGGTCTATCGCTCGTCAGCGATTGGATGAGTGTGTGTGGCGCGTTTGCGATCGGCGCGATTGTTGCGGCGCCAGCGTTAGCTAATGCGTCTAAGATTCCAACGCCGTAATCTGCAACCGTAGGCTCGGCGAGTGACGGTTGATTCATTGCGGCAGCGCCTAGCAAACCGGCACCGCCTGCAGCGGCCATTGCTGCGGGAGTTGCGGAGCCGCGTTGTTTGTTTTGGCGAAGGTAATTATCAACCCCCTCAGCCCATTGCTCGTTGAACGGCTGATAGAGCTTGGGGTTCATAACTAGCGAGCCAGTCTTCTGCGACTCGGTAAACGGCTGGCCTGCGACGTTAGTCGCCTTGTCTAACTCCGCATAAACGTCGGGGTACATAACGCGAGCTGGCACGCTCTGCTCAAGGCCGCCGATATATGTGCCGGGAATGATCGTGTCATAGCTCTGGTGCGGCGCGTTCGGCATAGTCGGCGCGTTGGGGTCGGCAGAGAACATGCTGAATCCAGAGCTGCCGATCGGAGCGTTTGCTAATTCAGGCTGCAGGATTTCTGCGTGAGCGTCTTCCTTAACTGGGAAGCCAACGTCGCGATAGCGCGACTTAGACATCTCCTCAACGAAAACCGATCGCAGCTTGCCGGCGCCCTTTTGCGGGTAGTCTCCGCGACCCATTAACTGATCCATCGCGCCAGGATGGTTAAGGCCCACCCATTCGGGGCGAATCTTTCTAAGCTCATCATCGAATTTTCTGATGTCGCTCTTTTTGATCGGCAGCGCGCGAGCTTGCTGGAGCATCGACTCTGCGACCGGCGTACTGAAGTTGACCGCCTCTTTGCCCATCGCCGAGAAAATGCCAAGGGGCTCCATGCCGGTTTCATCTGCAGCTAAAGCAAAGTTGCCCTGCTTCTTTCGAGCAGCATCTGCCATCGAGGCCCAGCCATAGCCTTGGTCCTGGTAACGCAGCGGGAAGTTGCTGCCGCCCTCAACCTGGACAGGCGACTCTAAATTCACGCCACCGATTGTCTCGATCACTTTGCCCGTAGTGCTCGTGTCGCCCGATACGGGGACACCCACCTTGCCTACTAGGTCATCGACTGTGAGCAAGTTACGCTCGCCGATATCGAGGGTTTGCGTTTGGTTCTCAACGTCAGCCCTAAGCTTCTCTCGAGCCCTGAACGCCTTGCTCTCGCGCATCGCTTTGTCGTATTTAGTAAGCGCCGACTTAACCGCTGTTGGGTTCTGAGCGCTTTCGACGGTGAGCATGCCGAGACGGATTAAGTTTGCTGGCGTAGTGAGGAAGCCGGCTTCAGCTTCGTTCGATTGCTGCAGCATCGCTGCGGCGACCGGGATCGTGACGCCGTACTTGCGCGATATTTCAATCAGTCGGTCGTCAAAGATAACGTAGTTCTTTGATTGCTTATCAGGCGACTTATGGCGGGTGAATGCGTCGGCATATTTAACGCCCTTGATACCGATATCACTCAAAAATGGGGGTGGGCCTGGATCGGTGCCGCGCAACATTTTTAGTGCGTTTGCCAAATCCATCCCGGTTGGATTGTTTTTTAAATCAACGCCCAGTTGCGTTAGAACGATTTCATGATCGCCGTACTTTTCATCTATTTTTTTGAGCAGGCCGGGCTGATCAGAGAGCGGCTTGTCGTAATCAAGTAAATCCTCTGCGTCTGCTTTTATGTTGACTTCGTAAAGGCGACCGAGGTTAGGGCCGTAGTCAGTAATCTCTTTTGCAACCTCGGCGGCAACGTCAGCGAGCTCTGGATCATCGACGTATCTTTCTATGAGCTCTTCAGGTCGAGCATGCAGCATGGCGTCTTCGTACATCTGCATGCGCCCATAGTCTTCTTGACGCTCTGCTGCCTTGTACTTTCGATACAGGAAATCCTCGTAGTCGAGATCTCGCTTGGTCAATTGGTCGCGATACTGTCGAGCGACATCTATGTCTTGAGCAAAATAAAGCCCTGGGCCGTATGCTTGCGCGCCTTCTCCGCTGAACCCATAGTCGGTGCTAAACCGATCAAAATCATGCGGAGAGCCGTGATAGGCCCGGATGCCGGGCGAGAGCAAGCCGGCATCGAGTGTTGCCTTAGCGCCTTGCTTGACGGCTCCGAGCAAAGCCATTTACTTCTTCTTTTTGGGGCTTTTCTTTTTCTTCTTGTCAGCAACGCCCATCATGATGACGATGTCGGCTGCTGCGTCGCGG